GACACCTTCTGGCACGAGTTGACACATGCCATACTGCACAGCATGGGCGAACACGAACTCAACAACCGCGAGTCGTTCGTCGAAGAGTTTGCTCGCCGCCTGTCAGCGGCCATCCGCACAGCGAGGTTTTGACATGGTGATTGAAGTTTTTGACGACGACGGCGAAGCCGTGACGCCCGAACAAAAGGCCGCATTTGCCGCCGCGTTTGAGGCGATGATGTTTGGAACAGGCGTAGTTAAGTTATCGCACACGAAAGACGGCAAGGTTGAGATCGGCCACATCCCAATCCACGACATGTTTCAACCCCCAAAGGACCCCCAATGAAGAATGTGACTTGGTCGCACAGCGCCCTCAAAGACTATGAGGGTTGCCCCCGTCGGTACCATGAGGTCAAGGTTCTCAAGAACTACCCGTTCACCGACACCGAGGCGACCATCTACGGCAAAGAGTTGCATACGGCGGCTGAGTTGTACATCCAAGACAACACACCTTTGCCTCCCCAGTTTGAGTTCATGCAAGACACCCTAGATGTGCTCAAGGCCAAACCCGGGCGCAAACTCTGCGAGTACAAGATGGGTGTGACCAAAGACTTGAAGCCCTGCGGGTTCCTCGACAAAGATGTGTGGGTGCGCGGGATCGCTGACTTGCTCATCATTGACGACGACAACTTGACCGCTCGCGTGGTCGACTATAAGTCGGGCAACAACAAGTACCCTGACCGGGAGCAGTTGAAACTCATGGCGCTGATGGTGTTCGTGCACTTCCCGCACATCCGTCGTGTGTCGGGCGCCCTGCTCTTCGTGGTCAAGAACGACATGGCCAAGGCCAGTTTCATGGTGGGCGAGGCCGAGGAGTATTGGTGGGACTATCGGGAGCGCGTTGCCCGCATCGAACAAGCGCATGAGGCTGGGGTGTGGAACCCCAAGCCGACACCGCTGTGCGGGTGGTGTCCTGTCAAAACCTGTGAACATCACAAACCGAGAAGGAACTGAACATGGACATCATTAAAGACGATTCGACAAGCCCTGTGGAAATGCAACAGGTGCTGGAGTGGGTGTCAAACGGGCACGCATCCAAGCGCAAGACCGTCAACAAAACAGTGACAAGTTACGGTCTTAAGCACATCATCGAGAAGCAAATGGGCACATACATCAGCAACGACTCGTGTATTGCCGCGCTCAAACAGATGGGGTTCACTGCCACACCCATTACCGGCACACCCAACTTCTACTTCAACATCGCTTTGAAAAAGCAATAAGGAGACCGCCATGGCAACCAGAGACTGGAAACACGAGTACCAACTTCAGAAGAAGCGTGGTGAGGACAAGGATCAGATCGAGCGGCAGAAGGCTCGGCGTGTGTATGACAAAAAAGGTATCGACCGCGCAGGCAAAGACATCGACCACATCAAACCCATGCGCAAGGGCGGCAAGTCCACACCCGGCAACACCCGCTTGCGTGCCCGTTCATCCAACAGAGGAGACAACAAATGACATTTGACGCATGGTGGGACGCACTCCCACCTGCCGAGCAAAAACTGATCGGCAAAAACAATGCTAAGTTTGTGTGGGAAGAATCGCAGAAAAACTCAGTCAACATGCTCACCCTTCCCAACTACACGGTGGGGCGCACAAAAGACAAAGTGATCATCATGTCCTTCCATGGCGAAGGCGGTTCGTTTGACATCTATGAGTTTGACAAGGCCGTCAGCCAATTCTTTGCAGAAAAATTCTAATCCTCAGGAGAAAGCATTTTGGAAATCCTAGAAGACAAAGCGGTTGTCTTTCGCACCCGCAACCCCGATAAATACAGCATCATTCCCAAACACAAGGTACTCGACAAAGACGGTGACACCTACCGCATCGCGGTGTACTGGGGACTCGACGAGACCCGTGTGCTTCGCAACCTTGGCGTGAAGGATGTGCCCTCACCCATCACACGCCGATACAAGTGGCCCGGTCGCTACAAGCCCATGTCCCACCAGATGGACACGGCGGCTTTCCTCACACTCAACAAACGCGCATTCGTCTTCAACGACCCCGGCACTGGCAAGACGCTCTCTGCCCTGTGGGCGGCTGACTACTTGATGGAGCGCGGCCTTGTGCGCCGTGTGTTGATCCTGTGCCCACTGTCGATCATGCACTCGGCATGGATGAGCGATCTCAACAACTCCATCATCCACCGCTCGGCCATCGTCGCCCACCATGCACAAGCCGCCAAGCGCATCGAGATGATTCAGTCTGACTACGATTTTGTGGTGTGCAACTACGAAGGGCTGAACCTGATTGCAGATGAGATCAAGAACGACGGACGCTTCGATCTGGTGATCGTGGATGAGGCCAACGCCTACAAGACCGCGACCACCAAGCGATGGAAAACCTTGAAGTCGATCGTCGGCCCCAACACATACCTGTGGATGATGACGGGAACACCCGCATCGCAGTCGCCTGCCGATGCGTTTGGTCTGGCCAAACTGGTCAACCCCGATGGTGTGCCTAAGTTCTTCACGGCGTGGCGCGATCAAGTCATGTACAAGGCGACCATGTTCAAGTGGATGCCAAAGAAAGATGCGCGTGAGCAGGTGTTCAACGCCTTGCAACCCGCCATCCGGTACACCAAAGAGCAATGCTTGGACCTGCCACCTGTCATGACGCTGACACGCGAGGTGCCGCTGACCCCGCAACAGAACAAATACTACAACCTGCTCAAAGAGCAGATGCTGGTGCAGGCCGCAGGGACCACCATCACAGCGGTCAACGCCGCTACTGTAGTGAGCAAACTCTTGCAGATCAGTTGTGGCGCCGCCTACAACGACGACAAAGAGGTGGTCGAGTTCGATGCAGGGCCACGCCTTGGCGTGATCGAGGAGGTGCTGGAGGAGACTTCAAGGAAAGTGATTATTTTTGCGTTGTTCCGCTCAAGCATCGACACCATCCACGCCTATCTCACCAAGCGCGGCATCACTGCCGAGGTCATCCACGGCGGCGTGACGGCGACCAAGCGTGCCGACATCATCCAGCGGTTCCAGAACACCCCTGACCCGCGCATACTGGTGATGCAACCGCAAGCCACGGCACACGGGATTACCCTAACTGCGGCGGACACCGTGATCTTTTACGGCCCCCTGATGTCGGTTGAGCAGTACATTCAGGCCATCGCCCGGGCTGACCGCAAGGGTCAGAACAGCGACAAGGTAACCGTTATCCATATCCAGAGTTCACCGATTGAACGCAAAATGTTTAAGGCGCTGACGGCCAAGGTTGATGACAACGATCTTCTGACAGCGATGTTTGAGGCTGAAATTTATAACGGCTTAAAGCCATGAAAGGGGGTTGCGCGAACAAAAATTTCATGTACACTGTCTAACTCTAGACAAACACAAAAGGAGAAAGCAAATGACTGACATCGAAGACGGCGAAGACATAGCGCCGCCAGCAGATACCATCTCGCTGGATAAACTTGTCGCCATCCATGCAAAGATCAAAGCGCGTCAAGCGGCACTCGACAAAGAGATTGCTGACCTTGAAGAACAGCGCACTGAACTTCGCATGGCCATCAAAGATCAGATGAAAGCCCTTGGGCTCTCGTCGGTAAGAACCTCTAGTGGAACTGTGTCGTTGATGAAGTCGACGCGCTACAACACACAAGACTGGGACTCGTTCAAGAAGTTTGTTCTTGAGCATCAGGTCGTGGACTTGTTGGAGAAGCGCATCGCCCAAACCAACATGGCGCAGTTCCTTGAGGAAAATCCGGGGCTAGTACCCCCGGGCATGAACGCCATCACGTCGTTCGACATTCGTGTAACACCAATCAGAAAGTAACGCAATCATGAGTAACATCACGCTTTTTTCGTCATCCAATGTTCCCGCATTTGCTCGTAACAACGAGTTGTCCGACACCGCCAAAGCCCTGACCGGCGGCGGTACTGGTGCCTCAGTCAAGCGCATCTCCATCAAAGGCGGGGTCTTCCGACTCGTCGCTGGTGGCAAAGAGATTGCCTCGATTGATGACCGCCATCTTGATGTCGTCATCGTCAAAGCCGCTCCCAAAGTCAGCCGCATCTTCTACGAGGGTGCGTACGATCCCGAGCGCATCAGCGGTCCCGACTGCTGGTCTAACGATGGCGAGAAGCCCGACGCTACCATCAAGGCTCCGCAAAACAAAACCTGTATGGGTTGCCCCCAGAACGAGGCAGGTTCAGGCAACGGCAACAGCCGCGCCTGCCGCTTCCAACAGCGTCTTGCTGTGGCTCTGGCCAACAACCTCGAAGGCGATGTGTTGCAACTGACGCTCCCTGCCACGAGCATCTTCGGTAAAGAAGATGGCGACAAGCGCCCCTTGCAAGCCTATGCCCGCTTCCTCGCGGTGCAGACCCCGCCTGTGAACCCCGAGCAGATTGTCACCCGCATGAAGTTCGACACCAAGGCCGAGTCTCCCAAACTGTTCTTTACGCCCGTGCGCTGGCTGGAAGAAGACGAGTACGCCACCGTGCAGAAACAAGCCGATAGCGATGATGCCAAGCGTGCCGTGACCATGACGGTTGCGCAGGCTGACGGCGTCAAGCCCAAGGCTGAGTTGTCGATCCCGGGCAAGCCCACCAAGGCCGCGCCCAAGGTCGAGGCTGAAGAAGAGGACGAGCCAGCACCGGCACCCAAAGCGGCCAAGGCGAAAGCCAAGCCCGCTGTGGACGAGGACGATGGTGGCGAACCCGAAGTGCGCAAGGGTGGCGAGAAGCCAAACGCCGTGCCCGCCAAGAAGTCCAAGTTGGCCGACATCGTCGCTGACTGGGACGACGAAGAGTGAGGCGAGCCATGTTGGACGATGACAAGTTATATCGCCACACCCTTTGGGCTGGCGTTGCGGTGCTGATCACTATGATTGGTTCTTGCACCGCCAGCGGTATGGATCGCCGTGCCAAGTGGGCAGACGCTGTGAAGAACGGCGCTGACCCCATCGCTGTGGCATGCGCTCTGTACGACCAGTCCGAGGCCGAGAAAGTCACTTGCGCCTTGGTGGCGACCAAGAAATAAGGAGAATCGGGGGGAAAGCGGATGCTGTGCGGGTGTCAGGTCGTGGTGCAACTCCACCCCGCTTCTAGATCACAGACGTAGCGAGTACCCCCACCCAAAACAACCATGTCTTACTCTCAAAAAACAATTGACGCCGTGCTGGCCGCACCTAAGACCCCGGGCAACCAGTTGGGTCGATGGGCGATCCATCTCGACTTTCCTGTCACCAAGATTGCCAAGGCGCTTGGTGTCACCCGCCAGACCGTGTACAACTGGTTTGTTGGCAAAGATGTCTTTGTCGCCTACCAGAACCGTGTCGAACTGATGTTGCTGATCATGAAGTCCTCGCGCACCGCTGACGAGGCATGGAGAAAAATATGTCACGAGTACAATTTGCCAACATGACGGATGAAGAGTTGATCCGCCGCGCCTACATCGAGCACGACCAGCCGCTGGTGCTGGAGTTGTGCTCCCGCATCGCCAAGTTGATTGACGAAAATGCGGAACTAAAAGAGACCGTTAAAGACATCGCCGGACACATCCCCCACTGACCCAAAGGACAGCCATGACACCGCTTGAGTTTCTAGCGGAGGTTTTGCCGTCCCCGGGTAACGGGTACTATTGCGCGGTAGAACTGACAACAAAGAAAAAACAACACGTTTTTGGGGAAACCCTTGAGGAGATCATGCCCACCATCGAGAAGTGGGCGGCAAAACAATACGACACCTATTTCGCACTGGGCACGTTCGGCACCAACAAAGACCGCACAAAGCCCAACATGCACGCCAGCCAAGTGCTGGCAGTAGACCTTGACTGCAACCACCCCAAGGACATCCCCGATGATGAGGGCAACATCAAGCCCAAGTCATACCCGAGCGCCAAGGCGGCGGCGCAGGCGTTGTCCAGTTTTTGTGAGTCCACCGGACTCTCAGCCCTTGGCGACCCGTGGCTCGTTCACTCTGGCGGTGGGGTGCATGCCTACTGGCCGCTCGACCAGATGCTCTTCAAAGAGGACTGGTACCCGCTGGCCCAGCGGTTCAAAGAGATGTGCGTGGCCAAGGGCTTGAAGATCGACACCGCCGTGACAGGCGATGCCTCTCGGGTTCTGCGCGTATTCGACTCGACCAATACCGGCGTCAAGAACGGCAAAGCCGTGCGCGAAGCCACCCGTGTCAGGTTCATGTCAACCGGAGATCGCTTCGCCGTGGACGACCTCGATGCCGTGCTGACCGCCGAGGGGTTCGGTAAAGAGTTTGTAAAGAAGCCCACACCCGCCCCATCGTCCTCCATGGTGCTGGCCGGAGCGCGGCCAACTAGTGTCACCTCTCTTTCTCCCACGGCGCAAGCCATCATCGGCAACAGCGTGACCAAGTTCAAACCCATCGTCATGCGCACCAAGCAAGGCAACGGTTGCGGACAACTGGCATACTACGCCGAGAACGCATCCGATGATGGAATGGAGCCGCTGTGGCGCGGGTTATTGAGTTGGACTAAGTTCTGCGAAGACGGCCCCAAGGCCGCCATCTGGCTCAGTGACATGCACCCCTACAGCCACGATCGGATGCACCAGAAACTGCACGAGATCAAGGGGCCGTATTCATGCGAAGCGATGAACGATGCAAACCCCGGAGTGTGTGGCAACTGCCCACACCGTGGGAAAATCACCAACCCGCTGATCTGGGGGCGGCAGTTGGCGGCGGTGACCGAGGAAGTGGAGATCGAAGTTGCGACTCCAGTGAGCGACCAGCCACAGAAGATGTACCGACCGGAGCCACCCAAAGGTTTCGCGTACGGGCGACAAGGTGGCGTATTCATTGAGAAAGACACCACCGACGATCAGGGCAACTCGGTCAAACAGCACCTGATGCTGTTGGCATACGACCTCTTCCCTATCGAGATTCTCAACAACGCCGGAACGCACGAAGTCCACATGCTGGCGGTGCGCGGCAAGCAAGTCCAAGAAGTCCTGTTGCCCCAGAAGTGCGTGGCCAGCAAGGACGAGACAATCAAGTATCTGGCCAGCCAAAACATCATGGCCGCGTTCGGCGCCGGTAATGACAACAACCTGTACGCCTATGTCCGCGCCAGCATCGAGAAATTGAGCATCGAGAAAAACCCCATCAAAATCCCCGCATCCTACGGCTGGCAAGACGACGAGTCGTTCGTGTTTGCTGGATGTATATACACCCCCAAGGCCGACCCGGTGGTCGTGCCCATGCCCGGGCTTGAGAACATCGTGGCCAACACCAAACCCACGGGGTCGCTTGATGCGTGGCGTGCCGTGATCAACATGATGATTCGGCGCAAGATGTGGAAACACTTGACCGTTTTGCTCGCCGGTGCCGCCGCGCCGCTGATGCGCTTCACGGGTCTGTTTGGCGTGACGATGCACGTCACCTCGGCTGAGTCGGGTACGGGTAAATCCCTAGCCTTGGACGCCGCCGCATCCATCTGGGGGCACCCGATCCACTACCGCACAGGGTCTGGCACCTCGGCGGTCGCCATGCAACAGCGATTAGGGTTACTACGTAGTCTGCCCTTGATCACGGACGAGATCACCACCAACAACCGCACGGACTTCGAGTGGTTCCCGGCGTTTCTGTTCAGCATGTCCGAGGGCCGCGGCAAGGAGCGCATGGAGTCGGGCACCAACCGAGAGCGCCTGAACCTGTCCACTTGGGCATCGTTTGCCCTAATGTCGTCAAACCGCCCTGCCGTTGACTATATGACCAGCACCCGTCTGCACTCATCCGAGGGTGAGTTGCGCCGCCTGATTGAGATGGCGATGGACGAGAAACTGGAGTGGGACGCTGAAGAGATCGAGATCATCAAGTCTTTGCAGAGTAACTACGCCGTGGCTGGCGATGTGCTGGTGCGCTACATGGTGGACAACGTGGACTACCTCAGAACGCTGGTGCCCAAGACCGTGGCGCAGATGTACACCGAGTTCAAGGCGCCCAACGACGAGCGGTTCTGGATGGCTGGTGCTGGCACGATCGTGGCCGCTGGTATCTTGTTCAACAGCCAGCACGCAGGGCTGGTGGACATCCCCCTGAAAGAAGTCATCAACGAGTTGCATCGCACATTCATCAGTCAACGCGCCAGCATCGTGAGCGGCAAGCGCACAGCCGAAGATGTCCTGAACGCCTACATCCAAGAGTATCAGGGCAAGTTTGTCGTGGTGCGCTACGGCGAGGCGGCTGGTATCGGGGCGGCGTTCAGCGATGGGTCGCTGGTGGGCAAGAACACCACCAAGTCCGAGGTCATGGGCCGCGTCGAGCACGGCGTGGTGGTCGGTCAGATCGACTTCTACATCGAGGAGCGGTTGCTCAGGTCGTACTGCTCGACCATGAGTTTCAGTTTCGCCACCTTTACCAAGCAGATTTCGGAGATGTTCGCCGTGTCCCACATCCAGCGCAAGGACATGCTGGCCAAGACGGATGGACCGCCGATGCGGGTGTCGGCCATGAAGATAAGTCGCCGTGTCAGCGAGTTGGACGATGTCATCCTACAGCCGCTTGTTCCCGTGGCAGTCCGTCAGTAAGGGTCAGGGGTTCTTTGTCCCCTGCCTGAACACGGAAGAAGTGCGGCAGGCCGGGCTTAAGGAAGCCCTGCGCCACCGCATCTTCAACGCCAAAGCCAAGGTCGGTATTAAAAACGGCCTTATTGGCGTATGGTTCTTTCGCTGATCACAAAGAGAACGACAAACTCACGGTCTTGTCTGCCACGTCCCTGATCTCTTTTGCCACAGCAATCTTCAGTTTCCTGATCTCGTCCAACTGCTTGCGCTTCTCTTCGCCCGTCATGTCTGACGCTTGGATTGCGCGCTCGGCCTGACTCAGTTGGTTCATGTTGGCCTTGAACTCTTTGGCAATTTCGGCTTGGAAGAAGTCGTTGCCACGGCGCTGGAGTAGCGCCTCGGCCTCGGCTGTGCGGCCGTCTTTAACCATATCTTTGTAGGTGTTGGCAACTTTCTCAGCATCGTTCATGCGCTCGTACACGCTGTTGATGATGCCCCCAGCGTCGTTGGGTTGGAACGCACCGCCAATAACTGGGTACTCAGACAGGCGTTTGACGGCTTTCTCAGGTGATTCGCCAGTGGGCACACCCATACTGAGCGCTTGCAGGAAGGCCAGACCCATGGTGCCCGTGTACCCTTTGACAAACTGTTCAACCAAGATTGGGGACGCACCAGTCAGTTTGCCAAAAGCCTTGGCTATCTCCGTGGTGTTGGCGCGGAACTGATCTTCGGGTAACAAGTTTTTCTCGCGTGCTGACAAAATGTCGCGCCCTGTGTAGAACGACTTGCCGAGCCCCACCTCGATAGCGGGTTTGTAGGCTTGCGGAATGCCGTAACTGGAGCCGCCGGGAATGGTTTGGAGAATGATCTGCTTAAACGCCTTGATTGCCTCTTCACCGCCATGTTCGCTGTTGAGCGAATTGACAAGTGCCTCGGGCAAAGCCTTGAAGATGTAACCAACTTCAAACGGAATCGGCACGCGAACAGGCTCATCGACACCGGGTAGGCGCACAAACCAGTTGCCATACTTCTGATCCGGCTCGGCGTTTTGGTACGCTTCGTCGTCCTCCATCATCATGGCATAAACCATGGATGCAACGGCCATCATGCCCCCGCGCTGGAGCATCTTTTGGCGAATCTTCAGTTTGTCGTTGAAAGGCATCTTGCCAAACATAGCCTTGTACAGCACGTTCAGACCCTGAATCTGGGCGTTGAAGAACGGGATCAAAGCGTTGGCAATATGGATGCTGGGTGACGCGCCGCGCTTGTTGAAGTTCATGGACTCTAGTGACATCAGTGTGGCTTCCATCTCGGACAACCCTTGGTTGATGTAACTGTTGTACTGGGCGCGGCGGGTCAGCGCATCAGCCTCCATTGCCGCCGCTTCAAATTTACCCAGTGCCGTCATCCAGCCCGGCTTACCAGAGGCCACCTCACGCAAAATCATGGACAGGTCCTCAGACGTGCCTTTGAATTGCTGACCGCCGGTGATGCCGCGACGCTCAAGTGTTTTGCCAGCCGGAGCACCGATCTGGCGCAGAGCGCCAAGCACAGGGGTGAAGTTAGCCCCCGACAGAATAGGTGCGGCCAACGAGTCGCGGAACAACTGGCGTGCCATGTACAGGGGCGAGAGCGTCACACCCTTGCGCAACAACTGGGCGGGCATGGCCATGGCACGGAAAATAAACGGCATTTGGGTGGGGATACCCTCCATGCCCTTGACCAGAATGTCAGCAGGCACCCCGGTGTCAAACGTCTTGTTACCAATTGTGACAGTCTCCGTGGCCAACACGGCATAGCGGTCGTCACCGTCGATCTTGAACTTGACCACGTCTTTGCCAGAAGGTGTGCCCTTGACCAGTTTGGCGGCGTTGAGGTTGATCAACTCAAACACAGCGTTCTTGGTTGCAAGGTTGCGCATGCCCATATCCACGAGCATGTTGGTGTTCTGCACCGAACTGGTCAGGAAATCCAGAATCGGCTGGTCACCGCCAACCAACTCTTTCAGGTAGGGCTGTTCTTTGATCGAACCAATACGGATCGGGGCTTCGCCGCCAATCAGCAACTGGGCCACGCCGTTCTGTTCGCGGTAGAACGGGATGTAGTCGTTTTCAGCGGTCAGGCGCTCGGCCACTTTCTTGGAAAGCGCACCGGTTTCAACCAAGAACTTGATCAGGTTGCGGTTGTACTCGTTGTATTCGCCGCGTGCCTTGTCGAATATGGCCTTGAGTTCTTTGTTGTTTTCAACAACGCTCAGAGCCTTGTCCAAATCGGCGCGGGTCACGTCTTCGCCAAAGTTCAGCGATTCAAAACCTTTGTTATCGGCGCGAATTGCGGCCATGTAGGCGGTGAACAAGCGGTTGACGGCCTCGGCGTTACCGACCATGGGGTTGGCGTCTTTTAAAATCTCGACCACATTCTTGATGTTCGGGCCCTCTTTGGCCTCGATGATGCGCTCGGTTTTGCCGTCGGGCCGTTTTTTCTCAACGATGCTGGGGGCACCAGCGGCCACGGCTTGTGACACCATGTTCATGCGCTGGTCGTACATGCGCAGGTAGTACATCATCTGGGTGCCCATGTGCTCAGGCAGATACTTGGCCAGACGCTCAAAACCTGCGAAACGATCAACCAGTTGGGTCTCAAAAGCCAAACCCGTGGCATTGGCTTTGACCTTTTCCATGTTGCCACGGTATTTGGACACGAACGGATCGAGCGCGTTGCCAGCGGCTTCCATCTCAGGTGATGCGTATTTGGCTGTACGGTACAGAAGGCCGTCGGTTTTGGCGGTGCCCCCTTCAATTTTACCTTCACCCTCGATCACATAACGACGAGCGTTGGCAACGATCTGCTTGACCTCGTTCTCAGTAACCGTGTCCATGTTGAACGACGGAAACTTGTTGGCCAACCAACGGCGGACAAAGTCATAAACGCGTTGCAAGATGTTGCGTTCTTGCGGCGTCGCCCCAATCTCGGCCATGTCGGCAAGCACTTCTTCCACCGCTACTTCTCGGCTCAGTTTGGGGTCTTCCTCCATCTTGGCGTCAGCACGTTCTTTCACCAACTTGTTGCCGTCGTACAAACGGTTCATGTTTTTGGTGTAGGCCGCACCCAGCATCTCACGCAAGCCAAAGTGTCCAGTCACCTCGTGGGCAATCGTCAACACCACATCGTTGGTGTCTTTCAACCCGCTGGCCACAAGGTACACGGTTTTGGTGTTGGGGTCATACAAGCCCGGAATCTGACCAGTCTTGCCCTGTGCTTCGGCTTGGGCACGGATATTTTCTGGCAACCCCGACTCATCCGCTACCACCTGCACGTCAGGCGTAACGGCCCAGTCTGCCATGACTTTGTCCGTGATGTCCTTGACAGTCTGTTCTTTCAGGCTGGGGCCCGCTTTTGTAGCCGTGCGGAACACGCCCGGCTCCCCGCCTTCTTTTCCTTTGGCCATCGGGTTGGCCACATCCGGGCCAACGCCTTTGCCAGTATAGACAGTGGGCTCGGCCTCGGCGGCTTTCTTGGCTTCGGTGCGGGTCAGGGCTTCGCCGCTGGTGGTTGGTGCCCCGGCACGTTTGGCGGCCTCTTGTGCCTCGATGCGTTGGCGTTCTTTTGCGGCGGCGGCTTTTTCACCCTTACTAGGTTTGAATGTTGGAGACGCACGCTCAGGAATGCTTGCATCAATTACACGCCCAACACCTAATTTGGTTTCCAAGTTTTCGTATTTGTTGAGCGCAACAGCCAGACTGCGAATCTGCTGTTTCATGCCCTTCCAAGTCAAAGGCTCGGTGGCTTGGCGATCAACTGCCTCTTGTAAGTCAGCCGTGGCTTTCTCAATCTTGGGCAACAGCGCGGCACGAGTGGCGGAGTCTTTGGTAACTTTGTACGCGCTCTCCAACCCATCCAGTTTGGCGCGAAGCGGTTTGAGCGCGGCATCCCTTGCCGCCAGCGACGCTTTCTTGGCCGCCTCCATTTGTTTTTGGATGCGTGTGGCTTCTGCCAACAAACCGCCCAGCACCTTGTTGGGGTCTTTCATCACCTCCACTTTTTCCGTGGCCGTGTAGTCTGGTTCCCCCATCTCTTTGGCCATACGCCGGGCTTGTGCTTCTGGATCGGCCTGAACTTGTTCGCCTGTAACCTCTTGCGAGTACATGGCTTCCAGTCGTTTTTGCTGTTCTTTGGCTCTCGCGGTACTGTCGTCAATTTTTCTAGCACGTTCGATGGCTTCTTGACGGCGGCGTTCTTTGGCTTGCTCGGCGGTGATTTGCGCTTTGGTTTTGCCCGTCTCGGACTCGATGGCTCCAACAGCGGCTTGTGCGGCGCGCAGAGCATCTTTGGCTTGATCCATCTCATAACCAAACGGAGCACGCTCTTGGAGTTCGGCAATCTTGTTACGGGCACGCACCACAGCCACGTAGTCATTGAGGCGATTCAACGCGCCATCAATCAAAGTGCGCTCATTGAGCAGTTCTTGCACTCGACCACGCAAATCAGTCACACGGTTTTCAAGTCCGGTTAACTGCATGCCCAGCGCAGGGTTGGTCTCAAGATCACGCAGGCGGCTCTCCACTAATTCAGCGGCGCCCACACCGATTGGGGTGGCACGACCTTTGATCTTGCGCACGATGGGCTGTGGTGCCAGCAGGTCTCGACGGGCATCTTCCAACCGTTTGATTTCCGACCCCAAATCTTGGATTTGTTTTTCTAGCGTGATGCGATCAGTGATGTTCTTGGTGATACTGCGCTGAACGTCGGATATGGCGATCTCGACGTTGGCCAAGTCTTTGTTTGACTTGAGCACCGCCTGTGCAGACTTGTACTCTTTTGCCGCTTCTTCCATGCCGTCAAGTTGTTTTTGCAACTGGGCAACACGGGCTTTCAGATCAGGCAACGCTTTGCGCTGGCGTTCCACATCCGCCAAACTCTTGGGCAACATGCCCCGCAGGGCTTGGACTTCCTTGCTCTGTAAAAACTTGGCAAAATTAGCGGCTGTTGCACGAACAACACCACGCGCTTCGGACGGGAACAGTTCCGCCTGTTTAGTTTCTGCTAAGTCAGGGCCAGCCAGTTGTTCTTGCAAACGCAACAACGGCTCCATCTCCCTAGCCAAAGACAAGGGTTTGGCGGGCATGCGCAGGGTGGTACCGCGTGTAGCCTCTAGACGACGACTCACAGGCGCGCCGGGGACGTTAACACGTTCGGTCTCACCGGGCATGGGAGGAATGTTGCGAGCGCGTTTTTTGCTTTCAGCGGCGGCAAACGACGCTTGCTCCATGGTGCGGTACTTGCTAATATCGCGGCCAGACGCTTTGCTGGCTTCGGCAACTTCAGCGGCAGAACCTCTGGCTCGGCCACCTTCTTCATCGAGATAACGTCGACCAGTAATCACGCCCTCTTGACCGCGTTCAATCAGATCAAGTTGCTTGTCAAGGAGGGTCAAGAACCCTTCGGTGCTGGCAATGTCTTTTGCCGCCCCCTTCTTTGCCAGAGGCCCTTCACCAAACTGTGCCGGTTCCGTACGGGCAGTCTCGATGCGAGCGTCGATTGACGGCAAAACATTTTCAGCGCGACGCAAGAAGTCGTAAGTACGTTGATCAATGTCGTCACGCGCCAACGCACTGGCCAGTCGAGTGGACAGGTCTTGGTAAGAAGACGGACGAACGGGTGCGCCTTGGCTGGGGCGCAGTTTGAACCCTTCGCTGGGGGCTTTGCGTACTACCGGGGCTGTGGGCGGCGTAGTTTCTTCTGCGGTTGGAATCAACTCCTGTTGGAGCATCTCTTGGCGCGAGGCGTCGTAAGCGTTTTGAGCGGCTTCCAATTCCGCAGTTGCGGCTTCAAGGCGTTTCTCGGCAAACGGTGTGGGGTCGGCTTTATATAAATCCTGCGCTTTGGCCAGTTTCTCCCTTGCCGCGCTCAACCCCGACTCTAGGCGCAGACGCTGGTTCATCACGGCCATGGCTGTGGAACCTCTGGGTGTGGTGTCAGGGGCGTTCAGCCCAGCCGTGATGTTGGTCAGCCCCGCCGGGCGCTGGGCAATCCGTTGCAAAGCCACGGCTTCAGGCGCAATTTTGATCTCGCGCAAAGCATCGGCACGGGCTTGTTCGTCAGCCAGACGTTGCTCTTCCAGTAACGCAGACTCTTGCGCCTCAATGTCGGGGGCACCGGGCTTGTAAAACTGCGCCGCCGCCTCGGCCCGGGTCATTGTCTTGGACTTAAACGGCTCCAGAGGAATCTCTCCCTGCACAGGCGGTGTTCCCTTGGCTGGGATTTGAGACAAGTCGGTAACCCCCAAGGCTTCCAGTTTGTCGGCAATTTTTCCCTGTGCAACTAAGTCCCCGTTCTCTTCGGCCAGCCGCATCTGTTCTGCCAAGGTTTGAAGACGCTTGGTGGGGTCTGCGGCTTCTTTCTTTTGTTTGGCAACCTGTTGTGCGGCCAGCGGTTCTGCCTCAGTCAGCGCGGTCTGCGCCATGCCGTACTGGCGGCTAAGTTCTCGTTTTTGCGCCAAATCGGTGGTTTGCTGGGCTTGCGAGGCCAAGTCCTCCATGCGGGCCTTCAAGTCTCGAACTTGCTTGGCGTAGTCCACAAACTCAGTATCGGCCTGCGGTTCGGCAGGCGACGTGACGGTCTCAGACTCAAACCCGGGAAGTATGGTCTGCCCTTTGGCTTCACTGCGCAAACGCGCCAACTCGGCCTGTATTTTTTCTGCTTCAAGTTCAGGGGCCACCACCCCGCGCAACTTGTTATATTCCTTGGCGTCTTTGGTCAAAGACTCGCGGATGTCATCCACGGCCTTCTTCTGTTCCCGGTAGGCATCCCAGACATCGGGGGTGGCATCTTTGCCGGGCTTCTTCAGCGCGTTCTTGGCGGTGATGAACTCTGCCTTGCGGGCTTCGTAATCAGTGACAAACTGACGGGCGTAACCGGGGTCGGCTTTGCGGGCTTCCTCAGCCGCACGGGCGGCTTCTGCCTCTTCTCTGGCCTTGGCAATTTCTTCTTGCGTGCCTGTGCCCCGAGCACGGCGACCCAGCGCCATGTCCAGCAGACCCTGCGCCAACGCACCAACAGCGCCGCCGTACGCGGCAGACTCGCCCACTTGCTCAATGATCGCCTGTTCGGGCTTGTAGATGCCCTTGGCAATTAGGTTCTGAGCGGCTTGGGCGGCGGCTTCTTGTGCGGCTTCTTCTCCACCAGCAAGGGCAACGCGTTTGAGGCTGGCGGCGATGCCCTGTTTGATCGGCTCATCAATACGGCCCAGTATGCGCATAGGCGCAAACATCTCAGAGATACCCACCACGGAGCCAAGGCCGGTAGCGGTTGCACGTTGTTCAGCAGTAGCGCCCTCTTGTTCTGCCCGTGTACGGGCTTCGCCCGCCCCAGCACCGGTGCCCAACGCGGCCATGCCAACGCGACCTGCCACGCCCAAAGGCCCAAGGCCAAGAAACGGAACAATTGAACCGGCGGCTTCGCCAAACTTGCGTCCAATTGTTTCTTCGTACCCGGGAGCGGCGGCAAACGGTGCCTTGGCCGTTTTGGCCAAACTAGCAATACCCTCACGAGCACGCTTTTCAGTCTCTTCGGGGAGCAGGGCAGACGCACCAGTAGCGGCGCTCTCCACCAATCCGATGGCTCCGGGGGCCAGACCTTTGAAAAATTCCTTGACTTGGCCGCCCACCGTGGGTTCAGCGGGCTTGGGGGTGGAGGCAATCTGTCGTTTTACCGCAGAAATAATGTCGGCTTCAGAGGCACCAGCAGGCCCCTCCACATCGTAAATCCGTCCGTCCGGGCCTTGTACGCTGTAAATGGGCATTTCTGCTTTCCTGATTTTACGGGGCCGGTCTAGACCCCAAAACTTTGAATTGGCCTGCGTCTCCGCCTTGCTGGCCTTTCATTATTCTAACGAAATCTTCCACATTTGGGTACTGGTTACGAAGCACCACGCTCTTGGCCCATGTTTCACGAATATCAGCGTCTGTCTTGGGTGCCGCCGCCAGTTCTTTTGACCGCTGGTAGCCCTTCTCAACGTCACCCTGCCCCAGAGCCCTGTACAGCGCCAAGGGGTCGTTGGCGGTGGCAACAATTTGCGCGCGCTTGGTCTGCTCGGCTTCTTTGTACAAATCCATCTGGGTACGCATGAGCAGTTCCACGCCTTTGGACGCGTCAGCACGCTTGAGTTTCCAGTCCTCATGCAAAGCATTGAACATGGTCTTCTTGGCTTCGATCGCCGGTTGCTCGGCTTTGAGCAGGGCTTCGCGCAACTCTTTGGCGTCCAAGCGGCTCTCGTTGCGGCGGATTTCCTCGATGCGGCCAAACGCGTCATCGAGTTTGTCCCGGGCGGCTTCGAGTTTCTCGGCACCTTTGGTGTAACGATCAATTCCGACCTGTGCTCCAGCACCGATGTTGACAGCGGCAAAGGGAGACGAGCCGCCCATAATGGCCATACCGGCTTGCAAAATAGCCAAAGGCCCAAGGTCACGTTCCTGACGGCCAAGGCGCTCTTCGCGCAATTTAAGGCGTTCCTCAAAGTCTTTCATGGCCGGTTGACGGGCGGCTTGCTCGTCACGGATTGACTGCACGTAGCGGTTAAGAGCCGCTTGTTCGGTCTTTTGGGTGTCTTCGATGCCCCGGCGCAGGCTCTCAGGCACCTCGGGAGTGACGCCTTTTTGTGCGTCAGAGAGGGCTTTCTGGATGCCTTCAGCAGTCGTGATCAGCCCGGGAATGCCAGCGGCAGGGGCGGCACCCGGCGCAACAGCGGCAGGGCCAGCAGGGGGACGAGGCCCACCGGGAGCGGCAGAGGGAGGAGTTTGACGCGGCGCAACGCTGGTGGGCATACCGCCCATGACATCGGTATCTTTTGAGCCCGGCACAGGACCAAGATCAACAGGCGCAGAAGGGGTATTTTGCCCAGACGGCGTGGGGGCCTGCGCCTGATCCAACCCTAGCGCACGAGCGCGGGCATCTGATACCGGGGTCATACTCGGCAAAGGGCTGGTGTCAAGCGGGTTGCGCACAGTTCGACGCAACAAGTTAATAGGAGACAACGCCACATCAGCGGCGGCGGTAAACGGCTTTGAAGCAAACAACAGGGCTTTTTCCTGACCAGAAAGTTCGCGGCCCTCGTTGAGTTTTGCCAACGCATCTTGCAACAACGTGCTTTGCGTCATTCCGGGAATGCCGTATTCCGTACCAGCCATCAAACCGCCGTACTGATACCTAGGCACCTCACCGCCCTCGTCAAACGCAACGATGCCGCCAGCGGCCATGGTCTGCTCCATGCCGCGCAGGTTGTCGGCAGGCAAAGTGGGCAGTCCGCCCATGCCAGCAATGGCTTGGTCTACTACTTTGGGTTGCTCAGGTGCGCTCATCTGTGCGCCAGCACGCATCTCTTTGCGGCGGTTGGACTCGGACAAAGCCAGTGACAGAATGTACGGGTCGCTCTTATTCATCTGAGCGTAGCGTTGCAGTGCCTGATCAGGCATGCGAGCCAGTTGAGCGGTGATCTGATTGACGTTGATCATCTCAAACTCCCATCTTCATGAGCGCCAAGTCCGCCAGCCCAGCCGGAACTTCTTTCTTTGGCTCTTTGATCGCGCCACCTTTTTTGCGGTTCATCAGCCCGTATGCGCCCGCACCAGCCAACCCCAGACCTGTCAGTTGCGAGATGGCACTGGGCGGTGCTTGATACGCTTGGGTGGTGGTTGTCTGCAACGGCAGGCCACGGAGCATGGCGTTCATGAACGCCAACTGCTGTTGCGGGTACTGCTGGGTCGTCGCATAGTTCTGGAGCATCTGGTTGATGACGTTTTGCTGTTGCTGTTGTTGCTGTTGCCCCGTCTGCGCTTGCAAGCCAAGGATGCCTTGCTGGGCACCCAGTTGTTGCGCCCCAATACCGGCCAACTGCGAGGCACCTTGAAGACCTGTTTGTGCGCCTTGCAGACCCAGACCTGCGCCAAACTGACGAGACTGCTCGGCGGCTTGTTGCCCCGCCAGCCCATACTGAGCGCGTTGCTGTGCCGCTGTCATGGCTTGACCGTAGCCGTATTGGCGAGACTGCTCGGCCGCCTGTTGGGCGGCTTGCAGTGCCTGCTGGTTGGCCAGTTGCGCTTGGAGGTTTTGCCCCGCGCCCAGTTGTTGGATGCCCAAAAGAGCGCCCAAGTTTTGCTGGCCTACAGTAAGCCCCGCACCTTGGTTGGCAAGGGCGGCTTGCAGATTGGCTTGTTGCTGTGCGTTGAACTGTTGTTGCGCGTTTTGGAACGCGGCTTGACTACCCGTGGCTTGGATGTCGCCCAACTGAGTGGCCAGATTGCGTTGACGCTCGGCCTCCATCAGACCGTAACGGGAACCACCAAAAGCCCCAGACTGCGTGGCTTGACCTGCGAGTTGCGTGCCAGCAATACCGGCCTGACGAACGGCCTCGCGTTGCTGTTTGTCCACCACCGCCTGCATGTACGGCGACATGTACTGGCCCACATTCTCACCAGTAAAGGCTTGGGTGCCCACACGCTCAGGACCGCCCATCTGATACTGAGTCAACTCGGGGGCCTGCGCCTGAACCATGGAGAACTGGCCCGGCTGGTAAGAGGCGGGGGCGCGGAACTGGTTGCCAAAATACCCGGGCTGATACTGGCCTGCGTTGAGTGCGGCTTGTGTACCCAGCATGGCGGCTTCGGTGGCCGCACCAAACTGTCCGGGCATTTGCAGACCGGCAATGCCTTGCTGGGCTTGCTGTTGGAGAGGCGAAAACCCTGCCACAGCCGCTTGCGCGGCGGCCTGCTCAGTGGGTCCCATGCCAGCGCCTGCGGCACCAAACGGCGTGTAGCCCTTGATGCCAGTGATTTGCGTTTCACCGCCGGGGCCTTGCTGGGTATTGAACAACTGTTGCTGAGTTGCGCCCAGCATCGACTCGACATACGGCTTTGCGTATTCGGGGATGTTGGTATTTTCTACCCTTGTTTGTGTGGGTCCGCCCCCACCGCTTCCACCACCACCCATGGCGTTCTCCTTAAATGCCCGTTTCCACTACCATGTAGCGGGGGCTAAAACCAATCTTTTGCAACAAACGAACCATCGACTCTCTGCAAGCCGCTTGGATTTTCGTTGCGCCTTGTGCCTTCAAAATCTGTTTGAGTTGGGCAAGCGCGTCGTCGTTGCACAACTCTTCTCCACCCGTGGTGGTAATAAACGCCACCCGATCGTTGGGGTAACTTATGAACGTGCCAGTCACCGCACCCACAAGTTCTTCACCCTTTGTGACCACCACCAACCACCACATCCCCATGTGCAGGTACATCTTGATCTGGTCCATGTTGTAGTCACCACCGCCGTGTTTCTCGGCTTTGGCGATGAACGGCTCAACCTGCGGCCACAACTGGGCAACAAACTGCTGGGCAACAGGTTGAACAAGGACGCTCATGCGGGCAGATACTTGGTTGCTCGGGTGTCTTTGGCCACACGTCCTTTGCCAGTGGTTTTGCCACGAGCAGACTGAACGCGATCCATCATCTTGTAGAGTTCACGAGCACCGGCGTCGGTTGAGCCGTTGCCAATTTCAGAGACGATGCGAGCAGGCACCACAAACTCACCATCAGCCAAACGTGCCGGTTGTTTGTTGCCAATCATGGCTGGAATAGAATCTGAGACACCATCGCCGGGACCACGAAGAAGGCGACCGCCATCAGAATAAGCACCAAGATCAGACAGACCGCCCCCAGCCAGTCGCTCTTGTCCTGTGTAGGGGTCGACTCGGGTGTCTTGGGAACCGGACAAGACGTTCTGTGAGATAGGTTGCTGGTAGGGTGTCGCATACGCTCCTCTCGCAATGTTAGCCATCGGAAAGCCAGTGTTTGCACCAACAGCGTTGGCGTTTGACATCATCTCAACGGGACCACCACCGGCGGCCAGCGCGGCCAAGCCACCCTCTGCATACGGGCGATAGGTGTACGGGGTGTAGGTGCGAGGGTCGTAACTAAACTTACTCAGGGGACCTTCGTATTTTTCAGCAGGGGGCATGCCATAACGATCACGCTCTGCACGCATCGACTCCGCCAAACCTGCACCACCACCGGTCAGTGCTAAAGTGCCAATACCTACGTCTCTGCCAGACTTTAAAAAGTTGCTTACCTGATCGCCAAAAGAAGGCGATGGTTGGGGCGCAGTGGCTAGACCCGGCCCCATGCTGGTAGTTGGCGTTGGGGGCGTATAAAGTGAGGATGCGGCGGCTTGGCCAAAATTAGATGCGTTAGTTACATCGGGCAACGTATCAAAACGCAAACCCATAGAAGTATCAACAGCCGATGGGGTATATGCAACGGGGGTGACACCACCGCCCATGATGCTGGATGCTCCGACGTCTGCTCCCGCCAGTGCATTGGCGGCATTTTGATCAATCAAACCTCCAATACCGCTGGTCAAACCGCCGGTTATGCCACCCAGCACAGCACCGCGCAAAGGATCACCGCCGGTAGCGGCGGATGTAGCCCCACCAATTGCCGCACTTATAAGCGCGGCTTCACCAATTCCACCACCAGCCATGGCGCTCTCCTTTAAATGTGTCAAATCTTATCATGTCGGTACAGAAGAAACAAATGAAAGTGTGGCCACCACCGAGGGGATGGACGGCATCGGGAAGGGGGATGTGCTGGCTCCAGTGGCGTCAAAAGTCACGCTCACGTTGCTGACTGCGGCCCACATCTCAACCGTGTCGCCGGGGTTCAGTTCGACGTAGAAATTGGCGGCGGCAATCACAAAGCCGGGGATACCGCCGTGGCTGGAGATCACGTCAAACTTACTGCCCGTCCCCGCCACGTCCACGTTGTTGATCCGGAGCCAAATCCAAGCCGAGTGAATCTGAGTGTCTGTGTTTTTCAGTTGAACACTAAATTGGTAATTATAGATACCGGTCACATTGACTTTGATGCCGTCCGTGCCACTGTTCACGCAGTCGTTGATGAAGTCGGTCGTGTCAAACGTGATCTGCGTGGGGGTGTTGATCGTGAAAGATACGTCGGTTGTGCGCTGGATGGCGGCGTAGGGGAAGTTCAGGTATGCCCCACCCGGATGGAAACCGGAACCGTTTGCCGGTGACCCCAGCAAGCCCCCAAAGGTCGTGTCGATGCCGTTGAAGTACAGACGCAAGATGTTGCTGTACTGCTCCATGAAGCGGTGATCCCACTCCACCGTGGCCGCAGGCAGGCGCGGTGCAACCGGGGGAATGATGTTGGTGATGAAACGACTGGTGGCCATAAGGGTTTTTACCTACGACCATCTGCACGCACATCGAGGCGTGGAGAACCCAACTGCCACGACACCCCAAGGTCTGTCGAACTGATCTGGAACGCCATCTGACGGCCTCGGATGCGGACATACGCATACTCGGTGAACTGCTGGACGTTGTATGTGCGTACCGCTGAGTAATTTTGGGCACTCGTCACAGTCGGCGTGTCGGTCGAGCCGTAGTTCGTGCCGGGGTTCTGGCGCGGGTAGACCGTGAAGTTCACCACAGGCTGGTTCACCGTTGAGCCATCAAAGGTCACATCGGGAATGATCCGCCAAACCAGACCAAAGTTATGGCCGTCACCAATATCAAAGTCGGATGAACGTACATAAGCGTAAATAGGAGTCGCAGGATTTGTCGTGCCATCGTCATTCCCCTGTTCGTGATAAACCACCACATTCCCATACGTCGTGCCCATCGGGGTGTCCCGCAAGGGGCTGTCCAGCCATGCCGTGCGAGCCAAAGAGCCATAAGCCCAAGTGCGCTCCAGATGGTTGTAGATCACATACTTGTCAATGGTGGTCGAGTTGGCCGAGCAGTAGTACCACCAGATTTCGTTGTAACCCTCGTTGGAACCGCCAAACACTTGGAAGCCTTGCTGGAGGTTGATGTCGTCGTAGATGTACTGGCGCACGGAACAGGGCAGAGTCTCCACCCGGCCAGAGTACATGTAGAACTTGTCCGTGCCCATCCAGTAAGTGATGTTGTTCACCGTGACTGCGGCGTTGGGACCGATGATGGAGAGGTTGGCACCCATGATCTGGAACGACCAGACATAAGGCGCACCGACAAACTGCATGGAGTAAATGGACGTGTCCGTCCAGATCAAAATCTCTTGGCGGGTCTGCAAGGCCGTGATGATCTCAGAGCCTTGGCTCAGTCGGTATGAGCCTGCCTGATTGGTGATGGCCGGAGTCCATGTGCTGTAGGATTCTTGATCTGCCCATCGCACCAGCATCGGGTCGAGAACAGTGCTGGCATATACACCAGTGGGGTCGTTACAGCCAAACGCGATTGTGAAACGCGAGGCATCAGACACCAACACGTAATTGACCATCGACGGGCAGGTGGAGTCGATAGATACCGTGGTTGTGCCCGAACCGGTGGCATAGTTCTTTTGCGTGATGGAGCCGCCAGCCACAATCACTTGGCCTCGGTCGTATAGGGTGGGCGACGGGTTAACCGCCCAGAAGTTCAGTGCGCCGCCACGGGCGTTGAAGATCAGGTTCTCACCAAAGGCGCTCTGGCTCCACAGACGCAGGTTTACACCCACACCGGTGGCGGCAGACAAACCCCAGCCAGTGCTGGCAAAACCCGTGGTTACACCACCCCAGCCACCAGCACCCCACCCAGCGGCGGTCGTGTAAACGTCACTACCCGTCACAATTTGAAAGGCAAAGGTTCCCGCTCCAGTGGTGCCAGCCGATGTGGCGCCAGACGCCACAGTGATTGTGAATGTGTTGGACGACGGAACAGACACCACCCGAAACTCTTTGTTTAAAGCAGAAGCCGGGATACCGTTGACCGCAGAAGCCACGCCTGAGATGGTCACAAAATCCCCTGCCTGCGCTCCATGAGCGGTGACATTACAAGTTACCGTGGTGGAGCCATTGGTCGTAGTAAACGCGTTAGAGGCTATCGTCGGGCTGTAGCGCACGGGCGTAATGTCGTAGAAGTTGCCACCCGTTGAATCCTGAATGTAGTATTTCAGGTTGGTGCCAACCCCCAAGAGATTGAAGCCTGCGAGGTTCAGCCAGTTATACAGGGCACGGCATGTACCCCAAAAAGACCCCGTGGCCGGTGCAACCGCAGTGGATGTACCGCTTGCGGCAAAAGTGTTGGTAGGTGATGTTGCGTATTGCGAGCCAGCATCCTTGACCCAGCCGCCAATCTTCTCAGGATAGCCCGAGCGAAACCGCACCTTGTCGGATTCAAACCAGCCACCTTCGTTGGCGAGCGTGGTGCCTTCGCGGTTTACACCGGGGCGGAATTGCAATTTTTGGAGCGGCACGGCTGAATCTCCTTCAGGCTAGATTTTCGCCTTGTTCTCGGACTTCGGCAACCCGTCGGCTCCACCCTTTGCCAAAGGTTGCAAAAGTGGGCAGGGCCTCCAAGAAAGCCTGCCGTTGATCACAGAATTTGGTGACCAACTCTTTGGGGTCTGCGGCCATGACGGCCTGAAGTGTTCCGGGGCCAATCTTTCCATCGTCAGCAACCCCTACGGCTCTTTGGAGAAATTTAGAAGCACGTCCAACGCCAGAATTAACAGCACAATCAAAAACGCACAAGTCCACGCCGGAAGGCAAATCATCGCCTTTAACGGCATCCCAATAGCGTTTCTTGTACAGCGGAGCAACCACATCAGGCGTGAGTCCGCGCATGGTTTGTTCATCGACTTCATGTCCGACATACTCCTCCCACACACGTTTTGTAACACCTAAGTTCGTCATTCCGCCGGGGTCGTCTTTGTGGTTGACGTACCCACCTTCGTGTTTCAACAGGGCTTTCAGGGCGTCGTCAAAGTTCTCTTTCATTTTCTGTTCCTGATTTCAGTGATTTTTTCAAGACTGCGGGAGCCAAAGTAGGCGCCAAAGACCAGCATCCCCCAGTTGCCCAAAAGCGTGACATAAGACTCGTTGGCGTTGTACCCAAACGCGCTCATCATTGCAAACAAAAAATAACCAGTAAAGATCGCAATCAGGCTCATTGGGCGGATGTTTTTGGACAACCAACTGTCGCTAGACATGTCGGCCTTCCACCGTTCGGACACATTGTTCTGCTCGGTCTTGTACTCTTCAAGGTTGATGTTGAGTTCGCCCAGTTTCCCGTCGGACTCGATCTTCTTCAGTTCAGCAAGAGCCTTGGCCTTGGCCTCCTCATTTGGGAGTACCTTGTCCAGAATCTTGCTCCCGACTTCCATCAGTGCTGGCAGGGGGATCATCGGTCGGCTCCTTCTTCAACATCTCTTGCACAACATCCTTGCCTTTGATGGCCAGCAAGGTTCCCAGACTGCCCAAGATGTACTTGGACATGTCACTCAACAGGTAAAAAAACTGCTTGTCTGCGGGGGCGATCCCGTTCATGGGTTGCGGGACAAAGACGATGGAAAACATCGACAAGCCCACCATGACCAGCACGGTGGTGCAGAAAGTGAAGGCGATCATGAACTTGATCTTGGCCTCAATAGACTCGTTGTCCCATTTCATCTCTGGTCACCTTTCATCTCTTCGGGCTTGAGCAACTGATCAGGACACTCTTGGGTGATGGCGCAGATGGGGCGTTTGCAGTCCTCACGCTCCCAGTTCTTGGGGTTCATGCACGGGTAGCGGTAATACTCAGGGGCATCACAGCCTACCAGCAGAACAACCAGAATCAGCGCCCTCATCATTTGTCCTTTGCAAACATAATGCCTTGGATCACCAGCCAGATCAACGGGGGCACAAGCAACACAACCAGCACGATCCCAATGATCAGGTTCACCATCTCAGCCATCTTCTTGGCCTTCTTGATCGCCGCATCTCTGGCTCGGCGTTGGGCTTCCCTTTGCGCCTGCTCACCCTCTTGCACTCGTTTTTGGATGTTCTCCCAGATGTCTGCGTGACCGGTCTGAAAGAAGATCATCTTCAACTGATCCTCAAACTGCTTCTGGCTCAACAACTCCATCTCGATCTGGATGGCCTGCGCCAGTGACGACCCGCCCTTTTTCTTTGCCTCCTCCAGCGCCTTTACGGTTTCTTGTTTGGCACCAAAGTATTGGCCCAACATGGGGCCAAGTGACGATACATCATTGACAGTCTTTTGGGCCTGCTTGATGACCTGCACCGTCTTTTGGACGGTGGCAAACGCCGTCATGGCGATGGTGATTGGGTCCATGATTCAAAGGGATTTCCTGTCAGTATTTGCCCTCGGCAAAGACATTCACAAACACCGTGCCGTCTTCTAAAGCCTCGATCTCGTGCCATTCGTTCGCCACAAGATTCACGGGTTGAGTGTTTTTGGTCATTACCAACTCTTTTCCCTCTTTCCGCACAACACACGACCCAGCATGACACATGGTCAGATGCGAATAGACGTGCTGATGGCGAGGTAAACCCTCCCCCCTGCCAGCGTGATACACGTTGACTGTTGCTCCGTCGTAGGTAACGGAGTGTCGTGGGTTTATTTGGGTTGTCACAGCGTTTGTGCGCCAGTTGTAGAGGGCTGATCGGCACTTGGTTCAGGCTCAGGGGGCTTGGGTGGCTCAACAAACTGGCTGTTTATGTAAGACCAACCGATGCCGCACATAGACCATTCGCCAGACAGAACACCGTCTCCCGGAATATCAACCATCCCATAGCCTTCTGGTGGTGTGTACTGCGCCGTATCTGCATCAAACCAGATCACATTGTCAATATATCCGTCACTCAAACGATAAATTGCCCAATCAGTTAAAGCCATTTTGTTCTCCTTAAAAAGCGGTGATGATCACTCGGCCAGCGCCGCCGTTACCACCGCTTTGATTGGCAACCGTCGAAGACCCGCCACCACCAGCGGGTTGAGTGCCCGCCCCTGAGGCGCCAAGTCCACCAGCGCCGCCATAAACGCTCGTTCCTGCGCTTCCGGTTCTTGCGCCGCCACCCCCGCCAAAAATAGCGTTGCCGCCGGTAGCCTCGCCACAACCGAGGCCACCGCCGCCGGGACCGCCAGCCCACTGAGGTAGCGAACTGAAGAAGCCCCCACCCGAGGTGGCAGTAAAAACAACTACCGGTGGCCTCGCAGTGCCCGGTGCCCCCGGTGGCGCACCGCCGTCACCGTTACCACTCGCTGTGCCTCCTTTACCTCCAATGGCTTGTACTGTCGAAACGCCCATGTAAGTGGTATTCAGAGGAACGGACGATGTCCCGCCGTCCCCGCCAACTGCGGGAGTGGTTGATCCAGTTCCTCCGGCACCTACGGTTATAGACACACTAGCGTTCAAATAGGAAAGGGGGCAAACCATCTCGTTATAGCCGCCACCGCCACCCGGGCCAGCGCCAGCGCCACCGCCAACTCTACCACCACCGCCACCGCCAGCCCAAACCTGGATGCGGGCCATCGAATATCCGGTGGGTTTAGTCCATGTGCCAGACGAGTTGAAGGTCTGCAAGTTGGGTGCCTGATACGCAGTGGTTTGTACCGTGCTGTCGTTAAAAGTGATGGAAGTTCCACTTGTCGTGATTGCCATTTCTTACTCCTTATGGTGTTCCGCCAGCGGTGATGTCGCTGAGAGTGGTGAAAACGCCAGACGAATCCATTGACGCAATTGTCGTTCCGCCGTATTTAAAGATCAACTTGCCGCCGGACTCTTGTATGGTGAAGTTGGAAGTCACCAAATTTGTGGCGTTTGTTGCGTTCGTTGCGTTCGTTGCATTTGTGGCGTTCGTTGCATTTTGAACTGCGGTGGCGCCAATTACAGACACCACTTGAGCCGCTGAAGCCGCAGTAAATGCGCTGGTGCCGTTGCCGTATGCTAAACCCGTCAGAGTTGCCACACCAGAACCACCGTTTGCCACAGGAAGGGTTCCCGTCACTTGGCTTGTCAGGCTCACGTTGGACAGCGTGCCGCCCAGAGTCAAACTGCCAGAAGACGTTACAGTGCCAGTAAGGGTGATGCCATTCACCGTGCCAGTGCCAGACACCGATGTAACTGTGCCGCCCGGGTTGGACGAATTGATGGTGATGCTACCAGCCGCATTGGTGATGCTGATGTTGGTACCCGCAGTCAGCGTGGTTCTGGTAAAGCCTGTCCCGTTACCAATATCCAGAGCGCCGTTGGCCGGAGTAGAGGTTAGCCCCGTGCCGCCGTTTGCAATCGGCAGAGTTCCGGTTACACCAGTCGTCAAAGGTAAGGAAGTGCAATTGGTCAAATTACCCGATGTGGGGGTACCAAGCACTGGGGTGGTCATGGTGGGAGATGTAAACGTCGGTGACACCATGTAATTGGTGGCAATCACAATGTCCGTGCCGTTGCAGACCAGAAGAATCTTTGCCGCCGCCGGGACGCTCACACCTGTTTGACCGCTGACTTTGACGGTAACCGCGCCGGTCGAGTTGTTGTAAATGAAGTACAACTTTTTGTTAGCGGGAACCAGCAGGTTGGTGTTGGTGCCCCCGGTGCCAGTCAACTCAATGAACATGTTACGGGCAACGCCCGTCAGACCGTTGGGGATCGTGATGGTCGTATCCGTGCCGGTGGCGACAGCCTGAGTGACATACCCAGAGATGGCCTGTTCAACCAGAGTCCCAAGGTTGGTGTTGGTGGTTGAACCCCAAGTACCGGCCTGATCGCCGGTGCCAATCAGTTCAAGTGCAAGATTTGTAGAGTAAGTGCTTGACATGTTTGTTCCTTACTGGCCGTCGTTGATCACCGTCCAACCGGGGTTTTGAGCATCGTTGACCACCTGCCAATTTGGCGTTTGGGGGTCGCTGGCAATTTGCCAGTTTGCCACTTCTGCGTTTTGAATCTTCAACCATCCCGATATGGTTGGATTGTCCAACAAGGTGGCGTTTTCTGCAATTGAGGCCAAGAACGATGCTTGTGCCGTCCGAACGTCGTTTGAAGTTAGCGCCTCAGAAATGGCCACGGCAAAGCCAGCGGTAATTGCCCGTGCATCAGCAGAATTCAAATTTTCAGTGACGGTTGCGGTAAAGACCTGAATGATGGTTTCAAGGTCAGCCAACGTCGTGGCTTCTGTGATGGCGGCGGCAAACTGCGCAGAAATGCTGGGGGCGTCAGCAAAAGTACTGTTTTCTGACACCGATTGGGCAAATTGAGCAGTCACAGTCCGCACATCGTTTAGACTGGAGTTTTCCGTTATCGTCTGCCCAAAAGCGTACGCCTGCGTGCTTGAGTCCGCCAGCGTTTGATCTTCCGTCAACGACTGCAAAAATGCAGAGTAAACCTCGTATGTATCCGCTGGGTTGGAGTTCTCTGTTCGGGACACCGCAAATTGAGCCGCAATCGTCGGAGTATCCGCCGGGTTTGAGTTTTCGCTGATTGATTGCAAGAAGGCTGACTGTTGGGTGCTGGAATCCCCTGCCGTCAAAGTCTCCGTCACCGAACCAAAGAACAGCGCGGCCAAAGAGTTGTCGTCGTTAGACGTGATCGGCTCAGTGATCGACTGCAAAAAAGCATACAACTGACTGCTGGCATCTGCCGAATTGACATTCTCAGAAATGGAGAAGGCAAAGAGGTTCGCCGCTTGCGATGCAAACGGTGTCTGGGCAAATGATCCAGCGCCAAACAGCATTACCTGAACCTCGGGCCACTAAACCACATGGTGGCGGAATACCGGGTGCCGCTCAGAATTGGCGTCACTCGATGCTCAAGAATCGCCGGAAAGGCAATCATGGTGCCTTTTTTGAGTTGAGCGTTGTAGTCGTTGTAAAGGCGAACCTCAAAGTCGCCGCCTTCAAATTCATCGTTCAACAGGCACACGACCGTGATTTTGCGGTCTTCCGGCTTGCCGCACAGGGTGAACGTGTCGGTGTGCCATGTGTAATGGTGACCCGGATTGTATTCAGCAAACTGCACCCGCTCAGACCCTGTGACATGGTAGTCCCACTTGCAGGTCTTGTTGGCCTCCATTGCAAACCGCTCAAAGATACCTTCCAACCAGTACCCGGCTTCGGCAAAATGCACCTTGGTCTTGCGGGTTCCGTTGTTGGTTTGCGCTCCATCAACACCCATCGTGGCTTCTGCGGTTTCTTTGACATGCAGTTCGCTGACAACGCGATCACACATCTCGTCACCAAGTTGACCCATGTACCAAATTGGGAGGTGGCTCATTCTTTATCCTTTAATTTGGCTTCCAAAGCCAAAACCCGTTGAGCCAGTTTAACGCAGGCCACCAGCGCGGCGTTGCCATAAGCCACAGCCAACAGATTGGTCGCCGGATTTTTGATCACAGCCTCTGACAGAAACTTTTGAAGTCCTTGCGCGGACACACCAACCTGCGTTTCGTTGATGTCAATGCGATCAAAAATACCGTGTTTCAACCCAGAGAGTTGCTCAAGGAAGTTGTCTGGCAGATCACGCCAGTTCATCTTCAAAGACTCATCCGAGTTGGCAATAAATGAGCCGCCGCAGGTCAGGTTTGTTCCGTTGAAAGTCAAGTTGGCGGAACCTGCCGCAGAACCAAGGTTGTTGTAGATCACCTGAGTGTTTGAGCCAGCCACTGGGCCGGGAGCACCTGTTGGGCCAGTCGGCCCTGTTGGGCCGGGAGCACCTGTCGGGCCGCTAGGCCCTGTAGGCCCTGTAGGGCCGGTTGGTCCCGTTGCGCCGGTAGGGCCGTTTGGAATGCCAAAGTTAAACGTTGCGGCGGATGAAGTTCCACTGTTGGTCACCGTTGCAGGCGATCCAGCGGCAAGCGTAGTGGTTGTCCCAACGGCAATCGTGGCCGCCGCACCAGATGGCCCTGTTGGGCCGGGACTGCCAGTAGGCCCTGTTGGTCCCGTGGGTCCAGTGGGGCCGGTTGGACCTGTCGGTCCGGTGGTAGCAGACCAAACAAACGCAGTCCCGTTCCAGCCAAGATACGTGCTGGATACCGTCGGCGCAGTAATAAAGGTGGTTGCCCCAGCGCCAGATTGAACGTGGATTTGGTTGGCCGCTCCACCAGCAATATTGGTTGCGGTTGTTGCGCTTGTTGCAGTTGAGGCGTTACCACTCAAGGTGGCAGTAATCGTGCCTGCACTGAAGTTTCCAGAGGCGTCACGCGCAACGATGGTCGATGCTGTGTTGGCATTGGTGGCGTTTGACGTCACCGTAAAGGTGGAAGCGCCGGATTGGTTGGCGGTGAATGTGGCAGAACCGGATAGGCCCGTACCAGACACACCCATCGTCAAAGTGCCGTTGTTGACAGTGGTAGGAGTTGTCCAACTTGGAGCGGCGGCTCCGTTAGAAGTTAAAACTTGACCTGATGTGCCAGCGGCCAGTTGAACCGTTGTACCTGCCGCCGATTGATACGGAACTGTTCCAGCGGAACCACCTGCAAGGTTGGTTGCCGTTGTTGCCGTTGTCGCATTACCAGACAGACTGGCTGTAATGGTGCCTGCGCTAAAGTTACCCGAAGCATCCCGAGCCACAATGGCACTTGCGGTATTTGCACTGGTTGCTGTGGTGGCTGAGTTGGGGATGCTGGTCGATGCCGTCATCGCCCCCGTGCCGTTGCCGTACACATACCCGGTCAGGGTTGTGGCTCCCGTACCACCAGCCGCCACAGGCAAAGTACCAGCCACAAGCGCAGATGCGCTGGTCGAGTACAAAGCGTTGTTTGCACCAGTGAAGGTGGTCAACCCGGTACCGCCGTAAGCGGATGTAATCGTGCCACCGTTCCAAGTACCACCCGTAACAACGGTGGAACCCATGTTAAGAGCATTGGTGCCCCAAGTGACTGCTTCAGGCAGAAAGCCGTGAACATCCCATGTGCCCGCTACCGTGCCATTAGCAAGCAAAACCAATTCTGCCGCACCACCAGAAGTGATTGTGCCAATTGAACCGGAGGCGTAATCTTGTAAGGTCAGCGTACCGGTCGCATTGTTGTTAAACACAAACGCCACACCGGTGGTTAGCGTGGTGGCATCCGGCATTTTGAATGTCTGTCCGCCGGTCCCAACAAGGGTCTGTGAGTAACTAGATGCCGCAGTAAGCGTTGTGGTACCAGCCGCCGCAGTCGTGTCTGTGTTGGATTGATTTAAACGATTGACCGCAACGTTTTGGTTGGCGTCTCGCAACATGACGGAGTTTGCGCCCGAAGATGTCGTGACTCCCGTACCACCGTAGGCGACCCCCACAGTCGTGCCCTGCCAAGTGCCAGAGGCAATTGTTCCCAGAGGCGTGACGTTGCCGCTTGCGTCAAGGTTGACCGACCTGCTTGCGGGGTAAACGCAAAACACGGACGAACTGTTGCCCGCAAAGTTAATTTTGGCGGTGGTTCCAGACGAGTTGGAATAGACCGTGTCGCGGCTTAGAGTGTTGGGTGCGCCGGATGTGACGGTGCCAAGCCCAATCTCCCAAACCTGAGCGGTTTGATCGTAGATGGCATAGAACGTCGTGTTTCCGGAGCCAATCCCCGAAACGAACGACTGATAGCCGGACACCGCCCCGGCTAGGGACAGTGTACCAACACCACTTGTCGTGGTCGTTTCTTGAACACGATCTGCGACAACGAGGGCCATTTAGGACTCCTCAAGAGGTTGCGGTCGTGCTGTAGGTAACGCTGACGGTGTCCCCTGCGGTCGTGACTTTGGCGGTACTGAAAGCCCCTGCGCTATACAGGGTACCAGCAGTGCTACTCTGGGTGCTGACTGCGCCAGAGCCGGTCACCAAGAAACAGCCGCCAACCGTACCGCCGCCACCGGTGATGGTGTAGGTGATAGCCGAAGCGGACTTGGTAGTCACGTTGGAGGGGGTGGTGCCGCTCGAAGTGGCCGATGTAAACGAAGCCGTACCGCGCACAGCCGAACCACCAACCGTATAAGCGGTGAACTCAGTCCAACCCGAGTGACTTGCCATCGTGTCGGAAGCGGCGAAGGTGGGCGACGCGCCAGAGATTAGACCGAGGAACGGGCCAACTGTGGTGTAGGCTGAACCAGACAACAAAGTGTCCAGCATCAACTGTTTGCCAACAGCCACAACCAAATTGGGAAACTCTTCTTCCCACTTGATGTTGCCATCTTTATCGCGGCACACCACATGGTAGTAGCCTTCAACACCCACGGTCTCCGACATGACGGGACGGGTCTGCATGGTGACTTCAGCATGGTCGCCAAAGTTGGAAATTTCTTGAGTCATGTTGGCTCCTTATACAAGTCGAATGAGTGCCGATGTGCTGGTGTTGGCTGGCATCTGCACGGTGAAAGACACAGTTGAAGTTTTGTCGGAACCAAAGTCCAACACGCATACCGCCCCGTTGTCACCGGGCGTGTAGATCAATGCACCACGGGCTGTGATTGCTCCAGTCCACGCGGGGGCAGAAAAGTTGATGTAGGTCGTGCTCCCGCTGGAAGTCACTTCACTGGCAATCGACGCAGTCACAACCTGCCCACCAGCAACATAGTTGCCGCCAGATGCCTCGCCCGTGGTTGTGTAGGCCGTTGTGGTCGAGTCAAGTGTGGCCGTGTTGGTGTACAACGCCAAATAGAACGTGTCCGAGGCAAAGTTGATCGTGCCGTTGGCCAGACCAGAACGCAGGGTGTTGCACGAATAGTTGCCTGTAAAAGCCATCAAGCCACCCCGTTATTCTGAGGCAACGGCGCCGCACGGAACTGGCCACTGCGGTACGCATCACTGCGCTCCAGACCGTCACCCAGACGCTTGGCAAGGCCGAGGGCTTCCATGTACTTGGAGTTGTACAACTGAATCATGTCGGCCTCACCCTTCATGAAGGTGTAGGCTTCAACCAGCGAGCCGTACAGCAACACAGAATCAAAGTTGTCACCCAACCACGTACGCCCGTCTGCCGCCACAGTGATCGACTCGGGGTAGTAGTAATAGTGCAACTCAACGTTGTACGAGGAATCAGGTGTTGGCCCGACAATAAAAGTCAATTCATCGGTGATGGTTGCGCCATTAATCGTGGGACCAAACAAAGCGTAATATTTAGGGATGCCCGTATCTGTTGTTGGATTGGGATACGCCTGACGAATGAAGTTAACGTCCTTGTTCAACAAGTACTCGTAGTTGCCTGATCCGTCAATCACTGCCAACGAATACACAGACAAAAAATCATCTGGCGCAGACAAGTACTTGTTGCCGGACGTTAGGTTGCCCGTCACATTCTTACGAATCGACGGGAACTGCACCGAGTTGTAGATGCGCTGTTCAGCCTGCTGAATGAAAGTGTTTAACTGCGTCGTGGCCGACACAGCACTCCCACTGGCAAGGTAGGTATCCGGAAATTGGTTTTCCGTGTACGACTGAATGGCCGCAATCAACTCGTTGTAGGTCATGCCATCGGGCCTCTCGCCATCACGCCTTTAGTGGCCGCGCCAGTGCCACGAATCTTGATGCCGCTGGTTTTCACACCGGGATAGTCGGCGCTACGAGCGTTGGCAACGGACGTCTGCGAATCGCGCATGAACTTGTCGTTGTTTGCCTTGCCCGCCTCTTCCATGGGCTGATACTTGGGGTCTTTGTATTTGGTGGTAGCCATGTCAACCTCCACGACGGCCAGTAGATTTTTGGTTGGCAATCTTGGCCAGATTGCGGCCCATCTTGAGCATGTCGGCGTTGGTTTTGCCACCAGCGCGCAATTTCGTCACAGGTTTGCCCGGGTGCATGCGTTTTTCGTGCTTGTGCACTGCCGCCGCAACCATCTTTTTGTCCTGTGCCAAGTCTTTCTTGTCCATGTCCGACTCCTTATGTCGTTGATACCGATACTGTACCCAAATTTACCGTAATCACCAAGTTGTTTGGGGTGAGTGCGGCATCGAAAAAACTGGACCCGCCAACCGGGTTCCAGCCCCATTGAAAAATCCGGCTACCGCCGGTTTCTGTACCTGTTTGGTTAGGGCCCGGCCCTGACGTGTTTGAAATCTGCAACCCGCTTGTGCCGCCCAACAGATACGTGATGTCAGGCCGAGGATTGCGCACACCTTGTGGGTCGTCCACAGGGTACATACCCAATTGAAGTTGCGGATGATCTGGGTCCCAACAGGCGGTGCACACCAGCATGTTGACGTTTTTGGTCTTGAGCGTGTAGGTCTTCAGTTCTTTCAACTTGAACCGAAAATTGCACCGATCGCACTGGGCGATCGAGTACTTGCCTGACGCAAACCGGTTGGGCATCAGAAACTCCCAGCAATGTACTGGCGACGCGGCACAAAGCGCACAGCCGCCTTCTCGTGGTCTTCCTGAGACGCCAAGTCCCAAGCCTCGTCGTACTGTTGTTTGAGCACCGGCAGTCGATCCATCGCCCCGGGCACCTTCAAAGACATGTAATAGGCCAACCCCGCCACCATGCAGGGGATGAAACGGAAGGGCACGTCCATGACGTTCACGCCACCGCCCGCATCCTCGACCCGGCGCATGCGCCAGTAAACAAACTGGTAGTACGGACTGGCCGTGGTGCCGATGTTGGGGGTCGGCCACACCGTGATTCGGGGGATATTGTTGACATAAACAGCAGTACCGACGGCGGGCGAGGTCTGACTAGTGCCATTTTGCGCACGAAACACCCCGCCAACCGTGGTGCCATCCACGATCCAGCCGTAGTAGATGGTCTCGGTGCCTATGTTTAAATATCCAGTAGTGGGCAAACCTACAGTACTGGATAAAGTCACAGTCTGTGCCCCAGTATCCGCGCTCTGATAAGTGAAGCCGGTGGGGGAAATCTGCCCGTCAAGGCGCTGAATCCAAACCTGAATGGGTCGGGCTTGATTCAATTTGTTGGGGATCGTGGCGTAGGTAGAAACACTAATACGCGTGATGGTCAGGTCTGCCTGCGTGGCTTGCTGGTTGGCTTGCGTGCGGATGACGTGTTCCAACAAGTCCACGGTGTCGTTGGGCAGGGGGTAGGTATTCAAACCTTGAATCAGGTTGATCGTGCCCTGCTCAAACGTCCACATGTTGACGCCACGGTTGGCCCAATCTGCGAACATCAGGTTCATCGACCGGCGGGCAGTCTTCAGATCGTAGCCCGTGCGCATCTCTGAGCCGACGCGCTCAAACGCTTCCTCAACGATCTCGGTCAGATCGAGGTTAAATGCAGAGGTGCCGGAAGTGTTTGCCATGTCAGTCTTTCTTTGCGGTGACCACGTCATCGCCCTTGCGAACGGTGACTTTTTCGCCTTCCACATCCACACGCATGGGCAGTTCAGTCCGATCCAGTTTGTCCAACTTGTCGATCAACTGTCGCATGATCTCAAACTCAGGCTTTTCTTGCTTGGGATTAGCCCCGGCAATACCGTTGAGCATACTAATCAAGGCAGTCAATGCCGCACCCAGCAAACCCATTACGGCGGCAATTTTGTCAGAGTCCAACGCCAAGGACGCCAGCACCCCAATCACAACAATAAACGTGATGTAGAAAAGACCCTGCTTTCCAATAGCCTTTCCCGCCACTTCTTTGGCGGTCGAGTCTGCTTCAAGCCGGTTCAGTTCGGCTTTGGCTTTGGCTTTGAAAAGTTTGAGGTCTTCTTCCATCTCACTTCATCTTCTTTAGGGTCTGGGCAAGCCGAGCACGTTGGCCCATTTTTCCGGGGGCTTTTGCGGCGGCGGCAAGTTTTTTCGCGGGGATCGGTTTCCCTTCTTTCGCGCCAAGTGCTGACCTTAACGCGCCGGGTTTTTTGATCGCCTTCTGAATCCATTTATCGCTCTTGACTGCGCCACCCTTTTTGAGAACGCCACGCCCTTTGAGGACGTCCGCTTGGGTGACTTCGCCGTCTTTGTTTAGATCAGGAAATTTGCTTGCCATTATCGGTACCTCGCTGTTTTCTGGGCAATCTTTTTGGGTTGTGCAACAAACTGTTTGCCCGCCTTCTTCCCAGCCCTTTTGGCTTTGGTCGTGGCGGCGTACTCGGCAGGCGACAGGGCTTTGATGGCCGCTTCAGGCAAATACCGCTCACCCGTCTTGGAAGACGGTTTGCCAGACTTGGTGCGCCACTTCTGTGCCGTCCAGTCCTTGAGCGATTGCTGAGGGTTCTTCATTTATACCCGCCGCCCTTGGCCTTGTATTGCTTGGCCAGCAACTGCGCTTTTCTGGCGCTCCATTGCCCTGCCGCAGTGCCCTGCACCGCCCGAGACTTGATCGACTCAAACAGCGACTTACGCATCCCCGGCTTGGTGTAAACACCAGCCTGATTGACCTTAGACTTTACCTTTCCGCCCTCGGCGTACTGAGTAAAGTCGGTGTCGTCACGGCGGGCTTTTTTGACCCCGCCCGGCATTTTGCTGGGCAGAATGGCCCCCATGCCACGGCTGGGCCTCATTTCAGCACTTCCCGCCGTAGTTCATTTTCTTGGTCATGCCGCCCTTTTTCATGCCCAGCGGCTTGGAGCCAGCCATGCTGATCTGCTTGCCCTTGGTCTTGCCTTTGGCCTGCACCGCGTGCTCGCCGTGGGGCTTGTTGCCACCCGACTTGACAGCGCCCATTTTAGAAGCGGACATGCCGCCACCAGCCATTTTTTTCATCGCTTTCATACCAGACTCCTTGTCCGCTTTAACAAACTCTTTTCCCACAGACTGTGGGACGCCTGCTTTCTTGGCAAACGCTGGGTTGTTGGCCACCGCCGCCATGAAATTGTGTTGTTTCTTACTCGTGCTCGGCATCTTTCTTCTTTCGTCGGATCAATTCCGCAAAAGGTTTGCCAGAGACCATCTCAGCAATACGCATGAGCGTCCAAACAGCACCAATAAGACCAAAGATGGGGGTAAGCACGTTCAAAAATGAAGAGATAGCCGCAACAGCGGCCATGATGTCAAGCGTGTGCTTTACCGTATCTTGATGTTGACCCATGTCACACCATCCGTCCTTTGGTTTTGCCCTTAGTGGCACAGCCGTCAGCGGCTTTTACGTACCCACCGTCAGCGCAGTTCCAAGCCCGAAGGCTCTTGTTGATCCGACTGTTGGGGTCGTTGGCCGTTTTGGCAGAGGTCAACTTCTCTTTCATCCCCTTCATGCGGGCACAGAAAGAGTCGCGGCGTGCTCCGCCCTCGGGTTGGGGCCGTTTCAGCCCCGGTTTGCCCGGATTCGCGGCGTTGTAAGAGGCTCGGCCCTTGGCGTTCAAGCCGCCACTTGGGTTCTTGCCTTCTTTGCGTTGCCATGCTGGGGTCTTAGCCATACCACACCATCACTGAGGTCACGTTGGTGAGATCGACGTAAATGTCTGTTGAGAACAACACGCCTTCACCCGGAAGAATCAGGTAATCGGTGTTGGTGGACGAAGCCAGCGTGTTGACAGTCATTTTGGTGGAACCGCTGGCACCACCGTCTTTGAACACAACACTACCCGCACTGGCGGTTGGCACAATCAGAAGTGCCTTCACACGCGAGCGCGCGATGCTGTCTCCGGCTTGGTTCAACAACTGACCGTCAGTCGTTCGCGGCTGACTCGCAAGGACGTCAGTTTGCATGACTGCCTCCTATTAGGCGATGGTGACGCCGCGAGAACCGATGATGGCCCAACCAGCCGAGGTGTAAACCAGTGTGGCGGTGTCGCCCACAGCGGTAAAGGTGATGGTCGAAAAACCAATCTTGGTGGTTGGGGTCAAAACAGCAGAACCGCCATCCACAGCATGCGCAATCACTTTGATCTCACCGAGCGTGCCATCAGCCAAAGTCAGGGCTTGAGCCGCGCCAGTGGTGGTCAGGTTGGTGTACGCGTTGGTAATGTCAACTGCGCCAGCGCCAGAGAGGGACTGCGTGCCCAGAACAACGCCGGTGTCAAAAGTAGAGTTGACGGTGACTGCACCGGTGGTGCTGTTGACAGTAATGGATTGGAAGCCGTTTTGCGACCGAACCGGGCCGCTGAATGTGGTGTTTGCCATGTTCTTTCCTCACATGCGAGAAATGTTTGGGTGTTCTGTCTGCATGTCGTCAGCCGGGACTGTCAGAACACCGGGAACCCCGGAATGAAGTCAATATACAGCAAAAGAAAAGGGGGCGCAAGGCCCTTTTTAAAGGTAGTGTAGCCACCCAGTCACAACGTACTTTTCTTGGGTTGGTGAAGCAATCCCTCGGTGGGTGTGCGTCCAATCAGCGGGCCAAATTAGAGTCAATCCTTTACGGGGCTGAATTTTTAATTTTTGTAAATCAAATTCTGTTTCGCCTGCATCTGTTACGTCGTTTAAATACGTCATAAACACCAAATGACGAGAAGCGGCCTGTATCGTTTTTGCGTTTGTGCGCTCTGTGTGCCACTCAAAATACCCGCCGCCGGGGGCATATTTTTGAATTTGTGGGTAAGTGTATAACCCAAAAGGGCTATACATATTGCATTGTGGGTATTTTTGAATGTACTGGTCTATTACTTTTTGTAACTGGACCATGTACCTTAAACCAACATCACCAGTAATATAGGATTCTTCTGAGTCTTTTATGGTTTTATCAACAACCCCAACCCCATCTCGCACGGCTTCGCCAATGTGTTTTTCTGGATTGGCCTGATGCAGTTGTATAAGGTCATCACAAACCGAAATATCTTCCAAGTAACTTTGCAGAATAAAAGATTCAGACATGAGGGTCTCCTATAAAAAAGGGGGCGCAAGGCCCCCTTCTCCGTAGGTCAAACCCTTATCAAGACGATCCGGAAGAACCCCAGATGCCCAGAGGATCAGACCAGCCGAACGAATAACGCTCGCGGGCCTTGTAGCGGACGTTGCCGGTGTCGAAGTCGCCGTCCATCGAGTTAGCCAGAGGCATACGCTCGAAGTGCTTCAGACCGTTGGGTACATCGGTGGTCAGGAACCACGCGTTGGTGTCGGTCAAGAAGTGGTTGACGGTATAGCCTTCGGGGATCGCACCCATCTGCTTCAACGCGTTGATGTCGTTGTCAGCAGTTTGCACACGCAGTTCAGTGTCAAGCAGACGCTTGGCAACGAACATCAGGCTGGGAGGAATCACCAGTTTGCGAGGCTTGGCGGCGATCAGCAGACCACGTTCATCGGTCCACGCGGCGATCTGGATCACAGCGTTTTCCAAAGCGGTTTCGTTCAGATCAACACCAGTGGTGGGGCTGTTGTAGTTCACACCGCCAGAGACCAGCGGGTGACCCACACGGGTACCACCAGAGTTGTTACCAAACAGCGACACACCGTCGCCACCAGCGTAAGCGCCATTGAAGCCGTTGTTCAGAACAGCGGCGGCTTTGACTTGCTTGGTGTACGACATGGCACGGGCCAGAGCCTTGGTGTAACGAGCAGACAGGCTGTCGTACAGGTTGTCTTCGATCGCCTCTTCGGTGATCGAGAAACCCAAAGCGATGGTCTCGTGGGTGTAACGGGCGGTGAACGCCTCTTGCGCGTTGTCGTAAGCGATGGCAGAGCCTTCGTTCTTGACAGGCGCGGCGCTGAAGCCAGCCAGTTTGGTTTCTTCTTCGAAACTACGCTCCGATTTCTCGGTCTCGTAGATTTCCTTGTGCTCTTCGCCGTAACGGGCGTACTCCATGCCAAACAGAGCGTTCAGGCCGGGGAGCAACTCTTTGAGTAGTTGTGCGCGTGAAATAGCCATTTTGAGTTACTCCTTACAGACCAACAGCGTTGGTATAGGTGTGATAGCCGGGGTTGATCTTCACGTAGACGTCGGTGTAAGCGTCGCCCACAACCGAGAAGCCTTGCACGTTCGGGAACCCGACAACACGGAACGCGGCAGTGGTAGTGACCGCCGAGGAACCAGCCACGATGGAAGCCGTGGAGTTGCCAGTGGAGGTGCTACCAGTCGCCACAGCGCCAGTAGAGAAGAACACGTTTGCACCCACAGCGGCTTGCGTAACAGAGCCAGCGGACTGGACCTGAAACACCACGTTGGGGTCGTCAACAACCGACGCCTGAATGACGCCAGTCGTACCCGTGGGGTAGTACTGCGAGAAGATCAACTGCCCTTGGGCGTTGTAGTACGAGCAACCAACAAACACACCCACGATACCGGTATTAGCGGTGCCGGTGGGGAATCCATTGGTGGTCGCATCAGCGCCAGTGGCGGTTGCCACAGCCAAGTATCCGCTGGCATTCACATACACGGGCGAGCCGTTGTAAATGTTCGCGGCAGTACCTGCGGGGTCGATGAGATAAGTACGGGTTGCGCCCGCATAGGGGGTGCCACCCAACTGGTTGACGGGCCGTAGCCCGTACGGGGATGCTACTGATGCCATTTATGGCCTCCTTGTTTACTTTGAACCTGAACCAAAGCCCCCGCCGCGCGTCGTGGACGATTTCTTGTCCGAGAACAGCGGCATGCGCGGGTCATTGTTTCGCAGAAAGTGGTTGTCCACTGAGTCCATCTGTCCCTGCGCTTGGTTGTTGTAATAGTCTTGACGAGCGCGGTATTTCTCAACAGGCATCTTGCAGAGCATGAGGCCGCCGATTTCCACGTTGCCGGTCTTGTCATTACCCAACAGCATCAGTTCCGGATGGTCTTCTGCCTTCACCGGCTCCCAGCCTTCGCGCATCTTGCGAGACACGTTGGTCGGGTCGGCCTGTCCCAGAATGTGAGTGGCTACCCAGTGGTAGACCCATCCCGGCTCAGGTGTCGGATCAGGCAGGTTGCTCGGCGGCACATAGACTGCACGAGCGGATTTTTCGCGTGACTTCAAATCACGGGGGGTACGATCTTGGGTTTCAACCATTTTGGGCCTCCAGTTTCAAAATTTCCTTCACATACATTTGTGGATCAAGGTTGTACTTTTTTATTAACGCCGCTTGAGACGGTGTCAGTTCAACCTTCCTCTTGCCAGTCGATCGACTGGCCGGAGCCACAACGGATGCTGGTTTTTTAGCCGGAGTCCCTTGAGACCGTGGCTTGTCGTCCTCGCCCCCAAAAACTTCAGGGAACTTAGACTTCACGCGAGCGTCAATCTGCTCGAAATATTCATCAGAGCGGGGATCAACCCCGTTGGCGACTAGTTTTTGATGCAGTCCTAGCGCAAAACTGGTGACTTCTTCGAACCCCGAAGCCCCGAACCACTGGTTTCTTGCCTGCCAGCGCAGTGTTTTTTCGTCCGGACGGGCCTGTTGAGGCTCTTGATAGCGAGTTTGTACCTCTTCTTCACGGTCTTGTAAAGGGGGTGGTGCAAAATTTTTCGCATTTTTTACTTCCCAAGTGGCTTCAGCCAACGCTTCTTGGGCGGAAATGATGGCATCCGTGTCGTAAGCCTCTTGCGCGGCTTTCAAATCACGGCGGGCTTTCTCCAGTTTGGCCTCGGCGGCTTGGTTCGCCATGGTCTTGTACTGCTCGGTGCCCGTCTGCACGTATTGTTTGAGCCGTTTGTTCTCCTCCAGCATGGCCAACAACAGGCGTTCTTGCTCGGCTTTCTCCCGGGCAAGGGCCTCTTTGGCGCGGCGCTCATCGTGCCGAGCGTGAGTGAGTTCTTTCAGGCGTTTCTTGACGCCCTCGGTATAGGTGTCCAGTTCTTCGTCGGTCGGATCACTGACCTCACGATCGAGGGGCCTGCGACCTCGGTCTTTTTCCGGGGTGTCGTCAACAATCTCGATCTCAAGATCGTCGTCTTCGCTTTGCACCTTGATCTCGACGTCCTGATCTTGGTTCTTGTCTTCTGCCCCATCAATTTCGTCGGGGAATTTAAACTCTGCCATGGTTGCTCCTTTCAAGCGCGTGTGATGCCACGCGGGTCTTGCACGACTGCGTCCACCTGATCGTCGTTGATCAGACGGAACTCTTTGCCAAAAATCTTGAAGCGGGTACCGGAGTACGTTCGCACCAAGACAAAGTCGCCCTCTTGACACCAAGCGCCGTTGGGGAACTTGGCTTGGTCTTTGTAGGCGTCGGGGCCAACTTTCAGAACGAACAACACGGTGGTCGCGTGTTCTTCCTGTTTCATGAAGGACGTGGGTTTGACCAAGTCCAAGTCGGTGCCATCGAGTTTCTCGGAAACATCGGGGACAACACAGAGCAGTTTCCAACCGGTCGGGTCGGGCAGACTCGTCGCCTTTTCTTCAGGCGTTGCGTTCTGTTCCGGCTCGTCTTTGGGCTGGATCGTTGGTGGCAGGCTAATGCCCGGGGGCAGAAGAATTTCACTCATCTGATTTCTCTACTTTCTCGGCAAGGTCGAGGAGGTGACGCTCTGCAATGGCTAGACCTTGAATGACACCGCAGAGTTTTTGGTATTCGTCAAATGTGCGACATTGACCACCCGCCAAATCATCGGCGTAGTTGTTCATGTCGGTGCGTATCTTCTCGCGCAGTACGCGTGCGAATTCTTGGATCATTTAGTTGGCTTCTCCTTTGGTTTGTTGCGCATCTGCGCAACGGTTTTGAGCGCGTCAAGGTCTCGTGCCTTGTCCGCTTTGCGCTGGTCCGCAAGAATGGTTGCGGCGGTGCGTTGTTTCTCGGCCTCCAGTTTGGCCAAGTCGGTGGCGGCATCTTGCTTCAACTTCTGCTGTGCCAACTGGATGTCGGCTTGCGCCTTCATTGCCTTGGTCTGAGCCTCTTGCTGACGGATGGCCAACTCTTGTTGTTGCATCTGCAAGACCGGGTCTTGGGCCTGTTGCTGGGCCTGTTGCTGGGCGGCTTGCGCTTGGTTCTGCATCAGCACTTGGTTGGCCGCCTGTGCCATCATGGCCGAGAGTTGGAGTTCTATCTGAGGCGGCAGTTTCTCGTCCTCAGGCGGCAGGGGCATGCCCAGTTGTTGCTCGATCTTCTGACGGTAGGCGAACCCAACGTGCTCTGCAATGTGGGCCATCATGGCCGCTTGAATCTGGGGAGCGCGGGGGTTCTGGCCAATCAACTGTGCGATCAGGGGGTCCTGAACCGCCGACATGTGCACGCGAATATGCGCCTCGTGGTCTTGGTACATGAACGCTTTGACCGGCTCGCCCTTGAGCACAGCCATGTTCTCGGAGACCGGATCGCGGGGTTTCTGGTCCTCGGGCAGAGGCACCAACTCGGCGGCATTCTTGATGCCCAAGACCTCAAGCATGCCCCTGTGCAGTTTGGGCAAGTCGTAGATGTCTGGCGCCATCTGGGCCATCTGGATCACGGCTTGGTACTGCACCACACGCTGGCTCATGGTGGCCGCGTTGGGGTCGCTCACGGGGATGATCTCGACGTGGCTGTAGTCCGACTTCTTGGCTTTGCGAGGCGCGTCAACCGGTTCGTAGTCGTAATCGTCGTCCGTGTAGTCACGGATCAGCCCAGCCAAGAGTTTGAGTTCTTGCTTGAACGAGAAGTGCAAACGAGCGGAGACAGCCGTCATCACTTTTAACTGCCGCTCCAAGAGAGCCAGCGTGGTGCCCACCGGTGCCTGTGCAGACATGTCGCTGACCTTCATGTCAGCCGTTGCGGCAAACCTGCGACCTTCATCGACGATCTGATTCATCAAGCCCGCCAGCACTTGGCTGGGCTCTTTGTACGGCAGGGGCAAAATGTTGTCGCGCAACGCGCCCGAGCCGATGTCTACGTCTCGGAATTCTCCCGGGGCAATCGGAGTGTCATCACCCTTAATCCGAAGGCCACGCGATTTAAGACCTCCGGGGAGGTTAGATAAAGTTCCTGCGTCCACCAGTTGACGCATAATGCTCGTGGCGCTCTTGGCGTAGCCTCCGATGAGGTGGAAGAGTCCGAAGCCATACGCCCCAAAGCCGGGGATGTACTGGTAGTGGACGAAGTGCTGTCGCTTGAGACGAAGAGTGTCTTCTGCCTTCCAGTTCCGCCGAAGCCCGAGCACATCGTTTGATCCCTTTATCAACGTCATCACATACGGCAAGGTGATGCCCAGCGGCTCGCCGTCCTCGCCCGTCTCCGTATATTCGTCGCTTCGGACCACCAAGTCAACATGGCTCTCGTACAGGGTGTAACGATCGTCGTCGTTGGCCGAGAACCCCGTCTCTTTGTCCTTGGCTTGCTGGATGTCTGTTCTGGACTTGTCGGGGTCTGGCAACTCGATGTCGCGGTAGAACCCTGCTTGCTGGAGTTTGATGATCTCGCTCTTGGTTTTGCGCAAGACGTGGGTCACACGGTAGCAGGTGTCAAGGTCGGTCGCGCCGTACGGGAGAATGATGTCCTCGGCTGGGATGAACATGGAGACTTGGCGCCCAAGGTTGGGGTCGTAGTAGACCTTCTTGAACGCTGAACCCGTGGCGGGGAGGCTCCACAGCATGCGTTCGTGCTCAGGGCGGAACTCGCGCATGACCTCGGTCAACTCGTAGTTCATGTCGTCTTGCACACGGCTGGCCGCTTCATCTTTCTCAGGCGTTTGCTTGCCCAAGATTTTTGTCTTCACAGGCCCTTGTGCGGGGAAGGTCTCGGTGATGGACTCTGACTGGAAGCGAACAACGGCTTCTGTGATCATGGGGTGGAACACGCCACACGCGCCGTCCCACGGCTCAGTGCGTTCCTCGTACTGGAGGCCCAACAGTTTTAGACCTTGGACATACGCCTTCTCCCACTCGGTACGAGAGCCAAGGTCAGTCGTGATGTCTTGCGCCAACTCACCGGCAAGGGTTGACAGTTCACCTTCGTCCATGTCCTCGGCCAAGTTGCGATCGAACCCCTCTTCGT